GAAATGATGTCAACCCCGTCAAGCGGAGGGTATTAATTTTATGGCAACTAAGAAAAAATGGAGTGAGGAAAAACGGGCGGAAGTGGTGGAACTTCGTCAAGATGGAGTAAGCTGGGCAAAGATTTGCAAGCAAACGGGTATCCCGAAAGGCACTTGCATCGGGATATGGAAGGAAGCCCCAAAGGAGGGGGAGGAAATTCCCGTCTCAGCCCCCAAGGCGATTATGGCAAGGGTGCTTAAACTAGTCCCCAACCCTCGATTAATGCTTATCTATTTTGATGATCGTGAAGGAGTGGCGAGGTGCGTAAAGCGGCCCGAGGCAAACCATCCGCCAAAGAGTCAGGTATTGGTTAAACGGGTGGACGATGATCTCTATCGAATCGCATGATCAACAGGAAGCGAGGATCGATGCCATGCTCAGACACATGGTGGTCGAAGAAGGATTGGCGGCAATGGATACGGGAAGAGACCCGAAAACGCATACTCTTAAGGAAATCAGCGAATTTATCGGAGTGCCTCTTACAACCGTCCACCGAGTCGAAAAAGAAGCACTGAAAAAACTTAAAAAAATAATGTTAAGATTGGAGATTAAAAATGGAAATACAGGAATTTGATGAAAAAGGGCCGGATGTAGATGCCATTAAAAAGGAGTTCGATGATGCGAAAGCGGATCTCTCTTTTTGGATGGATAAGGCCGAACAGGGTAGGGAATGTCGATTTAACGAGTGGGCGGGTAAAGACGAAAGCGGAAAGAAGAACGGACCGGAGGCATTTCCGTGGCCTGGCAGTTCTGATCTCGATCCCAATCTAGTAAATCCATTGATTGACGGCGATGTGGCGATGTTGAATCAATCGTTGTCGCAGTCTAACCTCGTAGCCGCCCCCGTGGAATCGGGTGACATTGGCTCGGCTAAACTGGTAAGTGAATTTTTAAAGTGGCGAATGGGGAGCATGGAGGAACTCGGAAGAGAGGGTGCAATCGGGGCAAACTATTTACTGCAAAATGGACTCACATTTTTCGGAACATATTGGAAAAGGGAAACCACTCGCGTATTTCAGGACATTAACCTCGAACAAATCGCCCAGCAAAGCCCCGAACTAGCAATGGCGATCCAAGACCCCGAAATGAAAGAGGGAGTGGAAGAAATGCTATTTGGTTTATTCCCGAATCTGAAAAAGAGGCGGGTTCGCAAAATGATTAATGAATTGCGAAAGGACGGACAGACTCAAATCCCCACAGAAAAAGTGGTGGTTAATCGCCCGGCAGTAAAAGCGTATGAATTAGGGCGGGAAATAATCATCGATTCAAATGTAATCGATTTGGAGTCTGCCAGGAGCATTCACTGCATCCACTATTATTCTCCCGAAGCTCTGATGCAAAAGGTCAACGAGGGATGGGATAAAGAATGGATTGAGGAGGTACTGGAAAACTCGAAGGGTTTTTATGCCGATGAAAGTTACAGTTCTGACCTCATGTCTTATGATAGCGGAAACTTTTATGGCACTCAGGATTACGAAGGTATGGTTCGCGTTGTCACCAGTTACCGAAAAGAGCTTGATGAGGATGATGTGCCGATTTGCACAATTACTTGCTGGGCTGATGAGGCCGAGGGGCATGGGTTTCACAGTCCGATGGAATATGACCAGGGCAGATATCCATTCGTTTGTATCACACGCGAAAGTTTAAACCATCGGTTACTTGATTCGCGGGGATATCCCGAGCTTTTAAAGTCTTATCAAATTGCAGTCAAAACGGAGATGGATGATCGAAGAAATCGTGCATCGATGTCCACGATGCCTCCAGTCGAATTCCAGGCTGGCCGGAAGCCTGATCGTCTCGGGCCGGGGGCGCACTTGGCAGTCCGCCGAAGGGGAGAGGTTGGGTTTATGGAAATCCCCCGCTACTCGCCCGCATCGATGGAAGTGGAGATGCAGATCAGACAGATTGCGGCTAAATTGACAGGGCGGGCAACCAGTCCCGATGATGCAGTTGAAGCAAACATGATTCGTCAGAATTTAGTCAACCGCTGGCTAGGCGGGTGGAAAGAGTTGCTTAAACGGATTTGGGCATTGGATCGGACATACGCTGGTCCCGAGGTTTGGTTTCGTGTGACCAATAATGAACAGGGAGCCACTTTGATTTTAGATGAAACCAGTTCTGTCTATGATTTCAATATCACATGGAATTCGCTGAATGCGGACGAAGAGAAGGTCCTTCAGAAATTGGATACTGTTGGTAAAATCATGGTTCAGTATGATCGTCAGGGTACTTTTAAGACAGATGCCTACCTCCGAAAGTATCTCGAAGCAGTCGATCCAAACCTTGCCGGCCAACTGATCGCTCCAGTTGAAGAGGCAACCGACAAAGAGATTCAGGAAACTTCATCTGACATCGCCAAGATTGCATCGGGGCAAGTTGTTAATGTACCGCAACAAGGTGTAAATTCACAGCTTCGTTTACAACAGCTTCAGCAGTACTTACAAGGAACTCCCGAAGTGCCCGCGACTGATGTCGTACAAAGAATGCAAGAAGATGAAAACTTCGCCAAGAGACTACAGACTTATGCGGGTCAGCTCGAAATGATGCAGACCCAACAAAAGAACGCATTGATTGGCCAGCTAGGGACTGCTCCTGGCAATGTACCTGGTACTTCAATGGCGGCATAAAAATGAACCTCATCGAAGAGGAGATCAAAGACTGGTCCAGCAAAGTGTTGGAAGTCCCGAGCAAGGAGTTTAATGGACTGCCCCCATGTCCTTACGCAAAACAAGCATGGGCAAGGGATAAAGTTAGAATGCACATCACTGGGGATATAGAGGAGTGTCTTAGCATTAAAGAAGACTGCCCCGATGATGATTCTGTCGATGTGGTTGCATGGACAGGGTACGCAAAGATGTCAGCCGAAGAGTTTGACATTTGGTTAGATAATCAGAACGAAAAGCATGATGGGACATGGGTTATCGGATTCCACCCCGATCATCCCGCCGATGAAGCACTTGAAGAGTTCGAGGGAAATGGATCTCCTGAGTATGCCCTTATTCTAATCCAGTCACTGCGGCATTTAGTTAAATCATCGGAATCCATTTTTAAACGGGGGTATTATAACAATTACTCTCCATTCGATATAAATCACATCAAAAAAAGGAATATATTATGAGAGGCGGAAAAGGGATGAAGAAGAAACCTATGGTTCGTAAAGTTGTTAAGAAAAAAATGCTCAAGAAGAGAAAATAATTTATGGCAACTGGTAAGCCTAGAAAAGTAAATGCCCCGAGGCGAATCCGAAAGGGTGAACCGGGGTACGGCAAGAAAAAGTTTGTGGTCCGAGCATCTGAAGGCGGCAAGGAGAAGACAATTCGTTACGGGGACGCAAATATGAAGATTCGTAAATCTAACCCATCTGCCCGTAAATCTTTTCGGGCAAGGCACAGTTGCGATGATAAAAAGTCGAAGCTGACAGCCGGATACTGGAGTTGTAAAAAATGGTAGCAAAAAAGAAAAAACCCACTCCCACAAACAGCACTCTTTACTCTCGGGTAAAGTCGGAAGCTAAGAGAAAGTTTGATGTTTTTCCAAGCGCTTACGCATCTAGCTGGCTCGTTAAGACTTACAAAAAAAGAGGCGGTAAATATAAATGAGCCTGAAAGACTGGTTCAACGAGGAGTGGGTGGACATCGGCCGAAAGAAAAAAGGCGGCGGACATCCAAGCTGTGGTCGGAAGAAAGCGAGTACGAAGAAAAAGGGATATCCGAAATGCGTACCCAAAGCCAAGGCGGCCACAATGACCAAAGCACAAAAAGCATCAGCGGTCCGCCGAAAGAGATCCAAGGCTCAGGGGGTTGGCGGTAAACCGACCAATGTAAAAACAATTGTAAGGAAAAAAAGTAAAAAATGACACTAGGAGACGCTATCGCCGGCCTTGGAGATCAGACGGAGTTTAAGGTCGTAAAGGATTTTATTAAAGAACAGCGGGACTTATGTCTTGTTGATTTTCAGGATTACACTCATGTCGATAATCCGCAAAAACTCGCCCGTCTAAGTGGTGAGATTGCTGGACTTACACGAATAATAGAAAGTTTGGAAAATGCCGAAACTGACACCCCATCAGCAATTTAAAAACGAGCATCGAGCATTGCTAAATCGCTGGCTTGAAGAGAGTGATATTGATGACCAAGAGATGGCTCAGATTGCTCTTACAGATGCAGAGGAATGGATGGACGAAGAGGTGGTCGGGTTTGAGTCTGACATGGACCTCGATGATGACGAACACGAAGCGTAAAGGTTACTTTTACGAGCAAAAGTTTTTTTCGGAAGCCCTCGGGCATGGGCTGGAAGTCTTTGTGCCGTTGGGTGATTATCTGCCACAGGACTGCCTGGTAATGAATACGGCGGGGAAGATTTTTAAAGTTCAGATCAAAGGAACGGAGAGTAAGTCGAAGGACAAAGCTCGGGGTGGGTTAGGTCGGTATATGGTCACCACTTCTAGCGGAACGACCGGCAAGGAAACAATCGACTGCACGAAGGTCGATGTTTTGGCGGCATATGTTGAGGATGAAAACGCTTTTTACAATATTCCATGCATGGAATTAGACGGGGCAAAGCGGATAGGACTGTACCCCCACAATCCTAATTCCAAAGCCAAGCACGAAAAATTCAAGGATTGTTGGGACATTTTTAAAACTCCCTGAAAATTATTCCCGACCCCCTGTCATAATTGCAATCGGCGGATCATATCGGTCCGCAGAAAACAAAGAGTGCGAACTTCAAACGCAGAATTATGGCAGATACAGTTACAACCGAGGCACCGGGTTCAACAGGAGCAGAAACACAAACGCAGGGAATTACCACTTTGGAAGAATTAACGGCTTCGTTCGTTGAGAAAGTCGAAGAGGTTGAGACCCCACAGGAATCTGAAGCGGCACCAAGTCCCGAGACTACTACCGCAGACGCAGAGACCGACCAGAATGATGTTCTTTTACAGTCTACCGAATCTGAGGAATCAGAAGAGGAGGAAACGGAAGATATAGCCGAAGAGGAGGAGTCCACTGAAGAATCGGGGGACAATGAGCCACAGTCTAAAGCTGTTGGTAAACTTCTGAAACAGGTGAACCGCTTGACCGCTCGTGCAAAAGCAGGAGATGAGCTTGCCGAAACACTAAAATCAGAAATTGCATCATTAAAATCCAACCCTCAAACGCAATCGGAA